ATCAGCAGGAATCAGTACTTCCTCTTCTCCACCTACATCAGCTAAAATATCTGCTCGATTTATCTTAATTGTATGTAAATTTCCTGCCTCTCCTCTCTGCCATCTTGTTGCAAATCTTTGGGCTATCTTTTTATCTCTTGATACTGGAACAACCATTCCTGTTCGTTGCCTTGGATTGTCTGGATCATATTCAAGTCCATGACCTTTCGCATCTGTTCCTCGATAAAGAGTAACGGTCTCAGGTAAATCTCTATTTAGATAACGAGCTTGTCTTATTACATCTCGTGTAAATTCAAGCATCTCCTCGGAGGTATATCCATCTCTCAGTTCATCTGGATCATGAATAAGATCAACAAGGTCTACACCCTCATCCTCAAAAGCAGCTGTTATTATCTCAGACATCTTAAAAGATGCCCTATTTCGTATATAATCGTTTTGTTCTTCTGTATTAGTTGTCTCTAATTTATCCCCCGCTCTTACCTCAATATTATGAAAAGCTACTTCCAACTCCCTACCAATTTTAGATTGGGATAAAATCGCTGCTGGATTTAATCCATAAAACCCAGCGAGTTTATTAGGAGAAGCTTGCTTATCTTTTTCAAATTGTGATTCAAGGTCTGCATTTAATTTATCATTTGCTTCAGCTACTTTCTTATTTTCGTCAGGATTCTGAATATCATGAATAAAGTCTGGCTTTTCTTCTTGGGTTTTAAGGGTTCTTGTATCATAAAAAGTTTTACCTCGTGCCCCAATAAGAATTTTAGCTCCCTTGGGAGGTTTCTTACCTGCTAAATATTCTCTAAATTCTTCTGGTACATTAGTATCTAAAAGTTTAATTTTAGGTTTATCTAAAGGTTTAGTAAAATCTGGTACTTCACCTTCTGATTTAGGGGGAACTTGTTTTGTAAAATCAAATAACTTGGAAACATATCCAGATGCATAGGCAGCTTGAGCTACCTTCTCTGCCTTCGTACGAGATGTAAATGGCCCCTTACTTCCCCAATACCACTTGTTTTCTCGTTGACGTACAGGCATTAATCGTCCTCATCATCATCTTCATCACGTTTTTTATTAGAACCCGTGGGAGCATAGCTTATAGAATTATCTTTGCCAGTTGGTTGGAGATTAACATTTGTAGGCCAAGCAACATGCGAAGCTCCAAATACTGCTTTTTGTATCTCTCCTAATTTACCCGTAGATAAATCAGCTACATAATCTACACCCTTTTCTACAAACCACATCTTAGAACCATCTGGAGTAACTTCTTTTATAATTGGAGCCGTAAAACCTTGTTCATTTAAAGATTGAACCCATGTTTTAGTTATTTCTAACCCCCAAGCACGATCTTCGGCTTTCTCCTTACGTTTATCTGCCCATTCATCTATATCACGTTCCTCTAAAGGAGTTTTATCATTATAGTCTGGTGTTCTACCCCCAGTACGTCCTTTAAACTTCCTTTCAGAAGCTGGTATTGATTTTTCCATCGCTTGAATTTCTGGCAAAGCTTCTTCACCCCCACCACCTTCTGCACCACCGCCTTCTTCACCACCTCCACCTGCCATAGCTTCTTGTTGTTGTTCCATCTGTTCAGCTTGTTGAACTTGTTGTTGAAGTTGCAATGCTTGTCCTTGAGCTTGCATCTGAGTCATCTGAGCCATTTCTCCACTAACCATAAATTCTGCTTCTTCTATTGGAACATTATCTTCTTTTAATTTTAAATCAAATCCTAATTGGGCAAATTGACTTGCAATTCCAATTCGTTGTTGGGCAAAACTAATTCTAGTAGCTTCAGCTTTTTCTTCAGGGGTTGGGAGAAGTAATTCAAAATCCGTTATCCCAAAAGCTTTAAGTAACTTAGGAAAAACTTTTTCGTGGAACAAACGTTGATCAGATTCAACTACTCGACTCATAACAACAAGTTGTTGTGTCTGGGTAGATAGCCCTCCAAACGCTTCTGGAGCACCTTGCCATGCAGGGGTCACACCCCATACAGCACCCACACGTTCTCTAATTTCCTCTTTAACTGGTAAATAATCCATTTCCTGTAAGGTATGGAACAGTCTAACTAAATCTACCCGACCTCTTTGGTTACGGCTAGATACCGCTACCATTGGAATGTAGTTAGGGTCTAAGCGAGTCGCAGCCGCAATATGTTCCCGTTCCTTACGTAAACTTTCGGCATCATCTGTTGTAACCATAAGCATAGATGCGGGCATCTTACGCTCAAAGAAATATCGATATAGATTTTTATCCATACCAATTAATGTTAATGCTTTTTCAAATATAGTTAAAATTGGCGACCAACCATATGTTTCAGACGGAGAAAATTTAGAAACATGAATAATTTCTGTATCTCTTAGATAGAGATGTTGATTTCTATGGAAATATTTATACATTGCAGGAACACGTTTATAACCTTTTTTCGATTTTCCCGGAGTATCTTCCACATCATTTCGATCCATAGGACAAATAAAATGAGAATTTTTTGGTATTCCTGCTTGGTCAAGATCAAACTCTATAAGAGCAGGGTTTAGCCTACGTATTTCTTTTACTTTAGATCGTATCTTTTTACCGTCGTCGTAATACTCTTTTACTAAATATAAAAATCCATCATCCACGGTATTTATATCCGTATGGAATTGTTTTAAAACAGCTTCTAAACTTTGATCAAATACGTTAGCATCTGTTAAAAATGTTTCAAAATATTCTAATTGAGAACGATCAGCCTTATCCGTTGTTGGATGAATTTCTATACCTCGTCTAAAAACTTCTCCTGTAATATGTCCTATTGCCGTTCTAACTTCTGCAACAGAATACGATATCATTTGTAAATCTTGTACAAGCTGTTGCCTGTATGCCATTTGGTGGCGAACCCATGTATTTACAATATGATCTAGCCCGATAGATGGAGCACTTCCTTTATCTCCTTGTGCCTTCATCAATTGAATAAAGTTTAGTCCTTCATTCATATCGATCATCTGCTGTGCCATTCCGGGCATTTCAGGCATATATTCAGCTAATTTCATAAATTAGTCCTTACCTAAGTTATTAAAGTTTTGTGAAACTATTGTATCCATTCCAGCTAATTTAAGTACAGTATCCATAGCTTTTTCTTTTATATAAAAATGCTGTGATTGAACTCTTGATTTAGCGAGTTCATCTTTCTGTTCAACGATTTCACGTTCTAACGTCCTTAGTTTTTCTTGTGCAGCGTTATAATTTGTAATTACTTCATCTATTTCTTCACTTGAACGTCCACTAGACTCAGAAACATTATCTAATATTCCCATTCTACCGGCTTCTTTCATCAAAGAAATAAAAGCTCCTTCTGATAAAAGAGTTACTGCCTCATTTTCATCATCAATATCTTCCTCTGGGTTCACCGTTTTTAATGCATCATGCCACGTATCAAGAATTCTCCATGTTCCAGATTCATCTCTATTGGCAACATACTGTTCATCCCGTTCTCTAAGGATATTTCCCATTGTCATAACTATTCTCCTACTTTTACTATTATATTATACTAATTAAATACAAATTTACGCTATATGGCATTTACTCCAGCCACACATTTTACACATTACACATCCATTTTCTTTAATAATAAGACTGTTTTCGCAACAAGCTTCTTCAACGGATTCAAATCCATCAAATACTCCTTGTTTAGCCGATTCAGTTTTAACCAAAACTTCTTTTTCTCTACTGCCTGATCGATAAACAGTAATACCTTTACAGTTAGATTCCCACGCAGTCATATAAGCAAGATATATATCTTCAATAGTTGCGTGATTGGGGAAATTAATAGTTTTAGAAATCCCTGAATCACACGAACCTTGAAAAGCTGCTTGCATTTTTACATGGTTTGTTGGTGAAATATCTCCTGCGGTAATATAAACTTTCTTTATCCAGTCTGGTATGTCCGATCTATTCTTAATAGCCCCTCCGTTAGAGATATCTTCCATCAATTCTTCGGAATAAAATCCATAAGTTCGAGCATCTTTTTCAAAATATTTATTGATATAATATAAGGTTTCTCCTTCTAGAATATTCATTTTACGCCATGCCAAAGCAAACGTAGGTTCTATACCACTTGAAGTATTTGCAAGCATTGAAATTGTTCCTGTAGGAGCTACCGTTAATCGACAAGCATTCCTATATCTTTCAGGAGCTACTCGCTTATTTCCCTCATATATAAAATAATCACTACTCTCCCATGCAGGAAAAACGCCTCTTTCTTCTGCTAGATTACGAGATTCGTTATCAGCAACATCTTGAATGAAACCCATAAGCATTTCTCCAACTGCTTGTCCTTCTTCTGTATCATAACCAATTCGTAGTTGGATAAGAAGATCAGCAAAACCCATAACGCCAAGTCCAATTTTTCTGGTATCTTTAGTCATATGCTCAATTTCTGGAGTGGCATAATAATTTGCATCAATAACATTATCTAAGAAACGTACTGCAATTTTTACAACTTTACCTAGTTCTGCCCAATCAATATTCTCATTCCAATCTAATGATGGCTCCTCTGATGTCGTAAAAGTTGATGATGTAAAGAAATTAGCTACATTAATTGATCCTAAATTACAAGATTCGTTACCTAACAACGGTTGTTCTCCGCAAGGATTGGTAGCAATCATACGTCCATACTTAGAAAGGACATGATTATCTCTATTAATTGCATCGAGAAAAATCATTCCGGGTTCTCCATTTCGATGTGCCCCCTGAACAATTTTATCAAATACTTCACGAGCATCTAAATTCCCAACAACTTCCTTGTTACGTGGGTTAATTAGTGGGTAACTTATACCTGCTTTGACCGCTTTCATGAAATCATCTGTTACTCCAACTGAAATATTAAAATTATGTATTGTTCCCTCTATTTTTTTACAGTCAATAAATTCAAGGATATCGGGATGATGTACATCCATAACAGCCATGTTTGCTCCGTCACGCTTACCCCCTTGTGTAATCATAGAAGAAACACGAGATAATGTTTTCAAAACTTCAATTGGCCCACAAGAAACTCCATGTGTGGTTTTAATTCTATCTCCCTTAGGTCTTAAATTAGATAAAGCAAATCCTGTACCGCCACCAAATTTTTGTACCATAGCAGTATCAGAAGCGGCTTTCATTATCCCCTCCATACTATCTTCTAAGGGTAATACAAAACATGCAGATAACGTTCCTTGTTCAGTACCTGCATTCATTAAAGTTGGGGAATTT